TCTCAAACTTTCGCGAAGGTGATGGACTGTGAAGGAATGGGTCTTCATGAGATGTGGAATGCCGGTGTGAATTGGGCTGTGAGCCGGCATCACAAATGCAACATCGCTTTTCTCAATAACGACATCGTGATCGGTGAGAAGTTTATTGAAACTCTCGCTTCGGTGCTTCGTTCGGATCATCAAATGGTGGCGGTGTGTCCGAACTATGACAGCCGAGAAACAGCCGATGCAGTAATGCAGCTTCATGGTATTTGTGCGAATCGGTATGACGGCACTGGAGGTCTCGCCGGTTTCGCTTTTATGGTGAAATCCGAATGGTTCAACGAAGGTTGGCGTTTCCCCGAAGACTGTAAATGGTGGTACGGAGACAACGACCTCACGTTGTCGATTGATATGGCCGGCGGCTGGTATGCGATGGCAACCGAAACAACGGTTCAGCACATCGACGGAGGATCAAAAACCGGTGACTGGACCGACCCTTCCATGCAATCTCAACTGAACGCCGACAAGGCCGCCTTTATGCGCCGTTGGGCGAGGCATGGGGTGGCTGTCAAATGAACGTGGCGTTGATGGTCATAACCGACGGCCGCTGGGATTACCTGCAACGAACCCTCGAGTCCGCCGCTCAATGTTTGGACTATCCGTTCGCCCAACGTCTCCTTGTTGATGATTCTGGTGAATCTGTCGGGTTCAGACCGGACGGTTTCGATATGGTCCGCAATCTGCCGAGGCGAGGGTTGGCCGGTGCCATCCAATCCGGCTGGGATCACCTAAACAAAAACATCGACTACGTCTTCCACCTCGAGGACGACTTCATTTTCCCTGATGTGGTCGATGTGGAGCTGATGATTGAACTTCTGGAATATGAACCGGAACTCGCTCAGGTTGCTTTGCTTCGTCAGCCTTGGTCGCCGGAGGAGCAGCAGGCCGGCGGAATCTACGGAATCGACCGTGACCGGTTTAAACAGAAATACGGATTTGTCCAACAATCCCACCTTTTCACCTTCAACCCTTGTGTCTACCCCATCGCCATCGCGCGCGACTATCGGGCAGGGTTAGAGGCTGAACTGACCACCGATCTGTTGAAAGACGATTGGCGTTTCGGGTATCTCGGAGAACTCGGTGATGAACCCCGAACGATTCACATTGGGGTTCGACGTTCACGGAACTATCAACTGTGAACTCCGGGCTGGTTGTGCTGTGTGCTGGGGGTCATGGGCAGGACATCGCTGCCATCGTTTCCGCATCCGGCCAAAACTTCGTTGGGTTTCTCGACGATGACGTCGACGGCCCTAACATTCTCGGCCCCTGTATCGACGTTGAACAGTTCGATCAATATTTGATCGGCCACAACGATTCGAGGATTCGGGAACAAATGGACATCCCAGCAAAAGCAGCGCGCGCTATACATCCCACAGCAGCCCTCCACAAGACCGTACAAGCCCTTCCAGGCTCTGTGATAGGCGCACATACCACTATCGGCCCAAAAACCCGTATAGGGCGACACAGCCACATCAACGGAAACGTCTTCATCACACGCGCCCAGATCGGTGATTTCGTCACCATCGGACCAGGAGCCACGATTTGTGGAGACGTCACCATCGGAGCCGGCTGCCAAATCGGAGCCGGAGCCGTCATCTCCAACCTCGCGACCCTCGGCCCTCGAGTAACAATCGGAGCCGGAACAGTCGTTCTCCCCAGACAGGAACTTCCACCGAACTCAACATGGGTCGGCACACCAGCAAGGCGGATCAAATGAAAGTTGTGGCCGTCACAATGGTTCGCGATGAAGAAGACATCATCGACTGGACCATCCAACACCTACTCGATCAAGGCGTCGACCATGTGATCGTCGCCGACAACATGAGCATCGACGACACCGGGTTCATTCTTCAAAACCTGAAACGAACCGGCCGGCTCACAGTCATCGAAGACCTCGAAGTCGGCTACTACCAAGATCAGAAAATGACGGCCCTTGCCCAAATGGCTCATGACGAGTTCGGAGCCGACTGGATTCTCCCTTTCGACGCCGACGAATACTGGTACTGGACTTGGGGAACCTTGAAAGAGTTTTTCGACCAGGCCGAAGGAGATGTCTACACCGCCACCGGCTGGGACCACATCGTCACAGACGACGACGACCCCACCGACCCGTCACCATTCCACCGAATCCGCCATCGCCGGCAATCCCCCCAAAAAATGGGCAAAGTATCATTCCGATACCACCCCGACATTTGGATTGACTTTGGCAACCATTTCGTTTTCAACCACCCCGGCAGCCAATCCCTCGGCCTCAACTACCGCCACTACCAGTATCGGTCGTTTGAGCAGCTCGTCACCAAAACCCGAAACGGCCTTGCAGCGTTCAACGCCACCAACCTCCACCCCACCTACGGGGCGCACTGGCGGCAGCTCGGCCAACTCGACGACCGAACCCTCTGGGCAACATGGCGGAAACTTTGCGAAGAACCCGGACTCATAGAAGATCCGGCCCCATGACCATCGCCGTCATCATCCCCACCTACAACCGCCTCGAGCTGACCCAAAACTGTTTGGCGTCAATCCTCCGCCACGACCCCGTCGACGAAATCATCATCGTCGACAACGGTTCCACAGACGGAACCGAACGCCTCGCCACCATCGCCAACCCCACCAACAAAGGTTTCGCCGCCGCCTGCAACCAAGGCGCACAACACGCCACCGCCGACCGACTCATCTTCCTCAACAACGACACCATCGTCCACCCAAACTGGACCTCACACACCAACCACCTCGACGACCCCACCATCGGCATCGTGGGACCAAAACTCATCTACCCCGACTGTCGAATCCAATCAGCCGGAGTGGCCGTCGACTTCAACCGGCCACCAGGACTCGAAGCGTGGAACCTCACCATTGACTGGACCGACCAACCCATCGACGTCGACGCAATAACCGGAGCCTGCCTATCCATCCGCCGGAACACATTTCACACCCTCGGAGGTTTCGATGAGGGATACTGGAACGGCTACGAAGACGTCGACCTATGCTTGGCAGCCGTCGACGCCGGACTCCGCAACGTTTACGATCCACACGCCACCGTCACCCACCTTGAATCACAATCCGGTTCGGAACGCTGGTCTGCCGTAGCCGAAAACGTCACCCGACTCCGAACCAAATGGAGCCTCACAAAATGACCATCACCAACGGCTACACCACCCTCAACGACTTCAAAGCCTATTTGTTCCCCTCCTCCAACTACGGAACAGGCGAAGACGCCCAAATGGAAGCCGCCATCGAAGTCGCCTCACGAACCATCGACACATTCACCAACCGACGCTTCTACCTCGACGCCAACACATCAGCGCGCGTCTACTACCCCGACAGTCCGATCCGGTGCAGCGTCGACGACTTTTCAACCACAACCGGACTGATTGTCAAAACCGACACAGGCGATAACGGCACCTACGACCAAACATGGGTCGATACCGAATACATCCTCGAGCCAATCAACGCCACCATCGGTGGAGTTGCCGGCCAGCCCTACAACACCATCGTCGCCACCAGCCCCAAACTGTTTCCGGTGACCGGTCGACGCCCACGAATCCAAGTGACCGCCAAATGGGGGTGGGCAGCAGTTCCCGACTCAATCGCCCAAGCCTGCCTGATCCAAGCCGCCCGGATCTACCGACGCGCACAAACCCCCGAAGGGTTCGCAGCTGGTGAAGCATTCGGAGCCATCCGAGTCTCCACACGCCTCGACCCTGATGTCCAAATGCTGATCTCCCCATATCGACGCGCAGGCGGGCAAGGGCTGGTCATCGGATGAACCTGTCAGACGTAAGAGCAGGCATCACCCACGCCATCGGCAACATGAACAACATTCGGATCTACGAATGGATACCCTCGAGCGTTCAACCCCCAGCCGCTGTCGTCTCACTCGGAACCGGCAACTACGACGCCGACTTCAACGACGGAATGCTCGTTCAATACAGCGTCCTCGTCATGCTCACCAGAGCCGATGACCAGTTAGGCCAGCAACGCCTCGACGATTTCCTCGGCCAAGGCAACGACTCAATCTTCCACGCCATCGACCTCGACCCGACCCTGTCCGACTCCTGCGATTCCTGCCGAGTCACCGGCTGGAACAACCCAGGCACCTTCACCATCGGTGGCATCGAATACCTGGGCGTCGAAGTGAACCTTGAGGTTCTCGGCTGAATGAGAATTCTTACAGTCGAACCCGGCCCCGAATTTTCCGTTGCGGACGTCCACCAAGGATGGCTTCGAGCGTTGAAACGATCCGGTCATCAAATCCAAAACTTCAACCTGGCCGACCGAATCAACTTCACCGAAAACGCCATTCGAGGCAAAGTCCCAGAAATGGAAAAAGGACACATTGCGGCCCGAATGGTTGGCGAACAACTACGCGCCAACTGCTTCGATTTCTGGCCCGACCTCGTCATCATCACTTCAGCGTTTCTCGTCCCACCAGAAACCTTCGACATCATCCGATCTCGAGGAATCCGAATCGCTGTGATCCTCACAGAATCACCTTATGAAGATCCTTCACAACAGCCGATAGCGGCACGCGCCGACCTCGCCTTCATCAACGACCCCACCAACCTCGACACCTTTCGCCAAAGCCAACCGAACACCTGGTATATGCCCCAAGCATACGACCCCGAAATCCACTACCGCCGGCCGGTATCGGATGACCTCAGAGCAGACTTCGGCTGGGTCGGCACAGCCTTCCCCTCCCGAATCAACTTTTTCGAACAAGTCGATTGGACCGGAATTGACGTCGCCTTCGCCGGAAACTGGCAGGCCCTCGACGACAACTCACCACTCCAACAATTCCTCGTCCACGACCAAGCCGGTTGTTTCCCCAACGAACACACCGTCGACCTCTACTCCTCCGTCCACGCATCAGCGAACCTTTACCGAAAAGAAAGTGCTGATGGTCATGACCAAGGGTGGGCGATGGGTCCGAGAGAAGTTGAACTGGCAGCCACCGGAACTTTCTTTCTACGCGAATCCCGCCCGGAGTCCGACGAAATCTTGGGGATGTTGCCAAGTTTCGAAACACCCGAAGAGTTCGGTGAGAAACTACGATGGTGGCTGAATCATCCGACAGAACGGCAATCAGCCGCCCTCGAGGCTAGAAACGCAATCTCCACTCGCACTTTCGACAATAATGTCCGGCATCTGCTGGAATGTGTAGCAGCTCTCCCGACCATCCCGACGTGACCGGAGAACCCCAGACCCCCAACTCCACAAGGAGAAAACAATGGCACGTCGCCACGGCCGCAATGGTCGCCTTTACCTCGGAATCGCTTCTTCGGCAGCGAACCCTTCTTCCGTAGCCTTCCTCAAGCAGTGGTCAGCGGAATTCGGCACCGACACCCAGGAAGTCACCTCGTTTGGTGACACCAACAAGGTGTATGTCTCCGGTCTCCCAGACGCTCAGGGCAGCTTCTCCGGCCATTGGGACGACGCCACCGCGCAGTCCTACACCGCCGCGATGGATGGAGACGCCCGCCGTTTCTACCTGTACCCAGACATCACCAACGCTCCGACCGTTTACTGGTACGGAACCGGCTTTTTCGACTTCTCCATCGACGCTCCTGTCGACGGCCCAATCACCATCGCGGGCAGCTGGCGCGCAGCCGGTACGGTTTCGAAGAACGGCTGATGGCCGTAGGGGCTGGGGTTTACGTCAGCAATCTGGCCGAGGTCCGGAAGTATCTGAGAAAGATACATCCGGACCTCGTGCCGGTTCTTCGCGAAGACCTCAAGTCCGCCATCATCACCAACACTCTTCCAGCCATCATCCGACGAGTTCCAACAAAATCGAATCGGGCAAGATTCACCGTCAAAGCAAGAGCCGGAGGAAACACCCTCTACGTCTTGGCCGGCGGCAAATCATCAGCCGCCCCATACTTCGGTTGGTTGGACTTCGGTGGAAGTTTGAAAAACCGTGGCCCTGGAAGAAACCAAACAATCATCAGACCCATCATTCAACGAGGCCGCTACGTTTACCCTGGCATCCTCGAGACACAAAACCGACTTGTTGAGGCCGCTGGCCGAGCAGTCGACAAAGCAGTCCAATCCGCTCTCAGATAGGAACCCCGACAATGTTTGACAAGTACCGGATCACACACCAAGACGGAACAGTCATCGAAGCCGCCGGCCGCAAAGTTGACGCCGTCAAGTTTGAACGCCAGTTCAAAATGCCGGTTTCTAACCTTTTCACCGACGGACGCCTCTACACCGAACACCTTTGGTTCTTCGGATGGTGTGCCGAGAAACGTGTGAACGCCGACATTCCCTCGTTTGACGACTGGATGGAAGACGTCGAAGGCGTCGAGATCGTCACGGAGGAAGAAGAAGCAACCCCTACGGACCCGAGTTCTTCACCCTCGCTGTAGCAGCGTTGGCGATTGACTCGGGCATACCTATCTCCGTACTTTTAGAGGAACCCGACCACTACCTCGACGCAATGTTCGAAGTTCAAGCAAGACGCCGAGAATCCGCCGAGTATGGACCGGACGCTAAGCGTTGGGACGAGTAAGGAAAACCGATGGCCGGTGACAAACGTGAAGTTAGGGTTGCCGTAGTTGGTGACGCCGCACAACTCCAACGCGAACTCCTCAAAGCCGAAGGGAAACTCAACTCCTTCGGAGCCAACGCCAAATCAGCAGGCGACACCCTCCGATCAGCATTGTTCGGAGGCGCTGTTCTTTACGGGGCAAAGCAGCTCGTAGATGCAGCCGCCAACCTGGAACAAGCCATTGGCGGAACAGCCGCAGTTTTCGGGGAAGCTTCGGAACCGATCAACAAATTCGCTGAAAATGCAGCGGAATTGGCCGGCCTTTCAGAAGAAACCGCTCGCAGCCTCACCTCCCAACTCGGAGCATCACTGAAAGGGTTCGGTCTTTCCGCCGAAGAAGCCGCCCAACAATCAGTTTTCCTCACTCAAACAGGCGCAGACTTGGCCGCCACTTTGGGTGGAAGCTCACAAGAAGCAGTTTCCGCTCTCGGGTCGGCTCTCCGAGGCGAATACGACCCCCTCGAGCGTTTCGGTATCGCCCTCAAAGCCTCCGAGGTCAACGCCAAAGCGGTAGCGATGGGGCTGGCCGAATCGGAAACAGATGTTTCGAACTATGCGAAAGGCCAAGCGGCCCTCGCTCTCATCACCGAAAAATCAGCGTTCGCTCAAAACATGTTTTCAAAAGAATCGGACACAGCGTCTGGAAAAGCCGCCATCGCAGCAGCAAAAACAAAAGACGCTTCAGCCGATCTTGGCCGTTCGTTACTGCCGATCTACACGAAAATCAATGAGGTTGTCGCCGGAGTCGCCGACGCGTTCTCTGCTCTTCCTGGTCCCGCCCAAACCGGTGTCATCGCCCTCACCGGAATTGTGTTAGTTGGACCGAAACTTGTTGAAGGATTCACGCTGGCAACCAGTGCAGTGAGAACCGCTGGAACTGCAATGGCCGATATGGCAGCCAAAGCAGTCTCCACCCAAGGCGCTATTGCTTCGATGAATGTCGCCACACAAGGAGCCGGGACAGCTGCCACCAGTGCAGTCGGTGGAATGTCAATGCTCAACCCCATCTTGATCACGATCGCAGCAACAGCAGCTGTCGGAGTGTTGGCGTGGAAGTCCTATTCAGACGAACAAGCAGCAGTCAAAAAAGACATCGACGCCCTAATCCCCACCTTTGATGAACTCACCGGGGCGATGACGGACAACACCTACGAAACCGTCGCCAACACTCTCAAATCCAAAAACCAAATCGACAATCTCAACAAGGCCGGCATTTCCGTCCGTCAGTTCACCGACGTCCTCGACGACAACCGAGACGCCCTGGTCAAGCAAGGCGACGTTGAAGAAATCCTCCGCCTCAAAATGGACTACGGAAGCGCCGCTGTAGAAGACCGAATCAAAGCCATTCGGGAACAAGGCGGAACACAAAATGAACTCATCGCCCGCCTTCTTGAAACCGACGCCGCCGACATGGGCCTCATCGAAACCCTTTACAACGGCATCGACGCCTACAACCAGCAGCAAGAAGTCATTCGCCAACTCAACATCCAAAAAGGCATCGCCGAAGGCAAAACCGAGGCACAGGCCACAGCAGAAGCCGACCTTGCAGCCGCCTCCCTTGCTGTAGCCGATGCACTGAAAAAGCAGCTGGACGCCACCAACGATCTTCTCGGCGCACAAATCAGCGAAGAAGAAGCGGCAATCAAAAACCGTGAAGCCCTCGACGCCTACAACAAGAGCCTCACTGATGGTGGCTTGACAGCCGACCAGCGGAAACAAAAAGAACTCGAGCTGCTCAAAACCTATGAAAACAGTGTGAAGGCTGCTGTCGACGCCGCAGAAGCCCAAGCGATTCTCAGCGGAGACACGTTGACGGCCGGTGAATCAGCGCTCCTTCAGTCTCAGAAATACAAAGACCTCGCTGGGACTCTTGCCCCGGACAGTCCGCTTCGTAAACGCCTTGAGGAGCTGTCGTTCCAACTGTTCCTTCTTTCTTTGAATGATCCGACAGTTGTTGTGAAATTGGAAACCGAAGCGGCCCTGAAAAAGTTTCGAGAATTTCTTCGTGAACTTGGCATTCCAGAAGGCGGCCAAATCGGACTTGGAGAAATTCTTTCTTTCTCAACTCGCGCAACCGGTGGTCCTGTCGACTCAGGCACCCCCTACATCGTCGGCGAACAAGGCCCCGAACTCTTCGTCCCATCCTCCTACGGACGAATCATGGACGCGTTCTCAACCAACAAAGCACTCCTCACCAACGCTGGCGGAGGAGTGATGGGTTCCGGCGGATCAAACGTCACCATCAACGTGAGTGTCGCCCCCACTGCTGACAAAGCAGCCATCGGCCAAACCCTCGTCGAAGCAATCAACGCCTACGAACGCCGCTCCGGATCTGGCTGGCGATCATGAGTGAACTTCTATTCGACGGAATGTCACTCACCGTCGAGGTTGGATTTTCAACCAGCGGAGGAAGTGGCACGATCCCAAACGCGTCGAACCCGCTGTCTTCAATCGTGTGGACAGATATAACCGAATTCGTCCGATCGGTTTCAACGTCAAGAGGTCGATCAACAGAACTTGACGACTACTCCGCCGGTTCCGCTCAAATCGTTTTAGACAATCGGACACGCCGATTCGATCCCGGCTACACGTCCGGCCCCTACTACGGTTCCTTGACCCCGCTTCGCCCGCTTCGAATTCAAGTGACACCATCGGGAAGCACTGTTAAAGATGTTTTTCTTGGTTATGTCGACGGATGGCCACAAGCGTTCAGCAACCCCAACGACGCAACCGTCACAGTCAACGCGTCGGACGGATTCAAACTTCTCAACCTCATCACCCTGCCATCGTTATGGGAAACCGCAATCAACGCTCAGTTCCCATTGCGTTGGTTTCGAATGGCAGACCCAACCGGATCGTTTTATCTTGCCGACACAGCGAACGGCACAGGAAACGCCGCGCAATGGATGTCATCAACCGGAGCCGGTGTCACCTCCACTTCTGTGTCAGGGTCAGCTCTAGTCGTCGGAGAGCCTGCAACCTCCTCTTCGTTTGACGGAACTCGTTTTGTCCAGGCTTACGATCCTCTTGGTGTCAACGGAGTCACGCCGATGTATTCCGCGTGGACTGTTGAAATGTGGATTCAAACAACCGAATCGGCAACCGGCAACTATGCGATATGGAATCACGGAGATTTCATTCACGGAGGATGCCTTGGCTTGGTGGTTGCCAGCGGTAACGCAACCATCGTCGGACAGTTCGGACATCGAGGCACCTCAAACACGATGACCACAAAAAACGTTCAAGTCACAGTCAACGATGGACGGCCGCATCACGTCTCAATGAGTTACCGGTCTGACCCAACACTCGGAACCGCGTTCGCGTTACGCGTCGACGGAATCGACACTTCGGTTGATAGTGGTTTCACCGACACAGTTGACCAGGGTTACTTCTACATGACCCTTGGTTCTCCGACGTTGAAAAGCGCCACATCGTCAAACAACTTCCCGCTCTATTTCAAAGGATCTATCCAAGACTTCGTGGTCTATGGCGACTATCTGTCGGATGTTGTTGCATACGATCACTACGCCATCGGAGCAGGGATCTACCGGCAAGGTGAATCAACAGACACGCGTATAGACCGGATTCTTGACAATGCCCAATGGCCAAGCGATGGCTCAACCCTCGCTTCGGGACAATCAACTGTTCTCGGCGCTCAGTTCACCGGCAAAACAGCCTTGTCCGCCCTCAAGGAAGTCGAGGTCGCCGAACAAGGACGGCTCTTTATGTCGAAAGACGGGAAAGTCAAGTTCGTTGATCGGAACGGACTCGGAGCCGGTAACTATGTGACCAGCCAAGGCCAGTTCGACGATCTGGCGCTTGACGATGTGTCCCACGGTTACACCTACACAGATATCACTTTCATTCATGACGACCGGTTCATTTTTAACGATGTCTCAGCTGCTCAACCATCCGGAACTTTTCATCGCGCACAAGACAGCGCATCACAAGGACAGTTTTTTCGACGTTCATTGAAACTTGACAATGTCCAAGTTGACACGATCTATTTTCTTGTAAACATCGCAGAGAGCCGGTTGAGTCAATACAAAAACCCGACCCTTCGGATTGACTCTCTCCGAGTGAACGGTCGTCGCGAAATAAGCAAACAAGCCGGACTTGTTAATTTTGATATCGGAGACCGAATCAGAGTTCTACGAACCCTCAATGTCGGCTCAGCAATCAACGAAACACTTATCATTGAAGGAATCAAGCAACAATTCACTCAAGATTCTTGGACAATACAGTTCAATACTTCGCCGACCTACAATTCGCCTTTTGTCCTTGATTCGACTCTTCTCGGAGTTCTCGATACAAACATCCTCGGCTTTTAGGAGTCACTCATGGGTTCAGGTTTCAAACAGTTCACCGCTTCGGTGCTGACCGCCTCAGACGTCAACAACTACCTCATGGAACAATCGGTGATGTATTTCGCAACCCAAGCTTTGCGAGACGCCGCAATCACCGCTCCCGAAGACGGAATGGTGTGCTACATCGGCACGAACGATGCCAACGAGGGTTTCTACACTTACAACGGTTCAAGCTGGCGCAAGGGTCCGGGCTGGAACGCTCCGTGGGGTTCGGTAGGTGTGTCGAAGATCACGACTCCGCCGGCAGCTGGTTCAGCAAAAGCAGACACTGGTTTGTCGATCACGACTGGCACGATTCCCACCAATCGAATCTTGAAGCACACTGTCACCGGAATGGTGTTTTTCAATTCAATCAACGACATGGCTCGAATTTCAATTGTCACCGGATCAACCGGCGGAACCGATCTGATGGAAGCCGATTACGCTCCATTCGGAACGACCTACGCGTATACGGTTTCGTTTTCTTTCTATGAGACAACAACTTCGACAGCTGCTTTGACTCGTCGAATCACTCAGGAACGCATCAACGGCACCAGCTCCACAATCCAGTTTTTTTGTAGCGCCCTACGCCCCGCCACTTACATCATCGAAGACATTGGCCCGTCCGGAGCGCCTGTCTGATGGGTTACTACCTGATCGACAATCCACCAGCGTCCCCACAGTTTTATCCCTCGAGGAACGCGACACCGACTTGGGCTGTAGGGGTTCACACCTCGGAAGGGCCGACAGGGCCGGGGACAGCTCGAAGCCTCGCCGCTTTTATCGCGCGACGCTCCGACCCCGGCTCCTACGCGTGCATCGTTGACAGTGAAGAAACCATTGTGATGGTCCCGCCCGACTACACGACCTTTTCCGTCGCTGCTTCCGGATACAACTCACGAACCTGGCACATCTGTCTCACCGGCCGTTCAGCCGACCTTGACCCTGACGATCCGAACACACAAGCAATGATCCGTAGGGCCGGTGAAGCCATCCGAAGCCTTTGGGCTTTGCTTGGCATTGACGTGAATGCAGCGGCCCGCTGGATCGGCACAGACGCCCTCTCCACTGTTGGATTATTCTGCCATGGCGATGTTCAGCCTTGGGATCGGAGTGACGCCTGGTCAAAACATCCCGACCGGGCAATCCTCGATCAGCAGCTCATCAACGCAATCCGCCCACTCATCCCCCCTACTCCACAGGACGACGAAATGAAACGCTACCTACTTCGAGGCGACAAACAAGGCGAGGTTTTCTTGTGTGACGCCGGTTTGGGTTGGAAATGGCACATCCCAGCCGGCCAAATGCAGAACGTCGTTTGGGTGATTTCTCAAGCCGGTGGGCAATTCCTGATCTTCCCAGGCTCAAACACCATCATCGTCGAAGGCCAAACCGTTTGGGTGGCCGATCAGGCGTTCGTCGACGCCATCCCCACCCTTTAACGGGATCGGCAGTCGATGTCATGCAGTGGGAACCGATCATCGCCGCGTCTGTCACCGGTCTCCTCGCCTTCGCTGGGGTGATTTGGCAGTCACGAAAAACCCGTCGAGTCAACACCGACGAACACAACGAAAACGCCCTCAAACTGGATCGGATTGAGCAGAAGGTTGACCAAACCGCCATTCGGGTTGAAACTGTGTCGGACCGACTCGACGATCACATCGTCGTTCACCGTATGACAGCCCGAAAGTCTTGGTGGCGTAAATGAGCTTTGCCGATGATGTCCGGCAGGAAACAAAATCAACTGGCGTGAAATGCCGGCTCTGTGTCTTCCTCGAGGGTTTGGATGCGAAAACCCGGACAGAGGTCACCGATGTTTTCGCCGATGAAGCATGGAACTCGGAAGCGATTTCTAGGGCGATGAATCGAAGGGGTTGGGAGTTCAGTGGCGCAGCCATCCGAAAACACCGACAAAAGTGCATCGTTCGCTGAAGAGGTAGCCGCCGGTCAACGCCCCCGACGCTCTCATCCTCAAGGCTGGGAACCTGGGGTCGCGTGGAACGGCCGAGAAGGCACCCTCACCACCCCACCACTCGAAACAGACCCCACGAAGGGGGTGTGGTCTGAACTTGTCGCCGACTGGGGTTTGGACCCTCTGACCACCGAAGTGGTTGAGGGTTCGGTTCAGGTTCGCGCGTGGGACACTCACGACGGCCGAAGGCTTCGTTACTACCGGGCGACGTTGCGCGCGCGTGAATTGGACTTTGACCGACCCGATGTGGACGCTTTGTGTCGGTTGGTGGAGAAGAGGCGGCCTGTGAAGCCCCTGAAAGGCCCTGAGAGGCCCGACAGGGCTTTGGTGGTCATGTTGGCCGACTGGCAGTTGGGGAAGGCAGGAGAAGCCAACGGAGGTACTCCAGAGACAGTTGAACGGATCTGCCGGACCCTCGACTATTTGCCAGCTCGAATCAAAGAACTTAAAAAGGCCGGACGACCCGTCGAAACCGTCTACCTGGTCGGTTTGGGTGATTTGGTTGAACAATGCTCCGGCCACTACCCCAGCCAAACCTTCAACGTCGACCTCGATCGACGCGAACAAATGCGCCTCGCCCGCCGACTCATCCTCCGAGCCGTCGACAATTTGATCGGACAGACCCCACGGATCGTCCTAGCTGCCGTACCAGGCAATCACGGAGAGAACCGGTTGAACGGAAAAGCGTTCACCAAAACGACCGACAACGACGACCTAGCAGTCGTGGAACAAGTGGCCGAAATCTTGGCCGCCAACCCCGACCGATACAGCAGCTGCACCACTGTCCTCGCCGACGGAAACAACCTTGTCCTCAACATTGCCGGAATTCCCGTCGCCTTCGCCCACGGACACAAAGCCGGCGCATCCGGACACCCAGCAGCGAAACTTGAGAACTGGTGGAAAGGCCAAGTGATGGGCCGCCAGCCCATCGCAGACGCCGACATCCTCATCACCGGTCACTACCATCATTTTATTTGTTCAGAATCCACCGGCCGGACCTTCATGCAAGCCCCCGCGATGGATGGTGGGTCACAATGGTGGACAGACATTTCAGGCCAAAACTCTCCGTCCGGACTTCTCACCCTCGGCATCGGCACCGGCTACGGCCCTCGAGGCTGGGGTGACCTCCACATCCACTCCGTATAGAAAGATCCCCGTCATGGAAGAACCCGAAATTGACGAATATTTCGACGCCGCCTGGCCGTCAATCCTCCTCGACGGATTCGCCCTCGTCCACGGAGATCGAGGCCGCTCCTACGGACCACCCTGGGAGGATTACCAGCGCGTTACCAACCTTTTCAACTCGCTTTGGGGTGCCGATGTCCTCGACGTCAACGCCGGAATCTTGTTCATGATCTGCATGAAACTCGGAAGGATTTCTCACGGCATCGAACAAGGCTTCAACGCCGAACAGTTGAAAGACTCAATCACCGACGCCGCCGGCTACCTCGACTGCCTGTACGGATCACTTCTGAACCCTGCACTATTCACCCCACTCTTCGACGTTGAAGACGAAGAGGAATGGATAGAGGAGGACGAAGAATGACCATCGTGATTGACCCCGACGTCATCCCTTTAACGTCGCCGGATGATGTGCCGGAAGAGTACGATCCTGACGACTACGAATTTCCCGACGAGCAGGAATACCCAAGCCCAGATTGGAAACCGTGATGTTCACCAAAAACTTTGTTCGCCAACTCGCAGAACGAGCCATCAAAACTTTCGCTCAGACTGTCATCGCGTTGGCCGGTGCGAACCAAATGGACTGGATGAGTCTTGACTGGCAGCACATCGCCGCCACCGCCGGCATCGCCGCCGGCCTTTCAGTGTTGACGTCGATTGCTTCGGACAAGATCGGCCCCGCCAACACCCCGTCGATGGTTTCAATGTACGAAGGACCGTGACAATGGCCCCCGCAAATCTGCCCCTCCAAATTCGTGTAGGCGACACAGAAACCGTTTCGATCACGATTCTCGATGAGAATGAGCAGCCGGTGAACATCACAGGCCGTTCCTACGCTGCCCAGATCCGCACCACAACCGACGCCACCTCAGTCCTCGCGACGTTCACTTGTGCGATTGTTTCCGGCCCCGCCGGCACCCTCACCGCCACACTATCGGCCACGACAACAGCAGCTCTCACTCCTGGCCTTGCCGTCTGGGATCTTGAGGAAAACTCCGGAACAACTGTCACCACACTCCTCGCCGGCCCCGTCACAATCGTTCAGGACGTCACCAGAACATGAGTGTCTCCGTCACCCTGAAACTCACCGACGTCACCCTCACCCAACGCTCCGAACCAGTCCAAGTGACTCGGACGGTGCCGGAAGTGTTGTTGACTGGCATTGCCGGCCCAGCAGGC